ATTGATGTAATAGAAAGTATTCCAGAATTATTAAAAGCAATAATGCACGAATCTCGTATTTTATTAATTAAAGTAAAAAAAGCAAAAGACTTTATTAAATCATTACCAGAGTTTTAATTTATGGACCTCAGTTCCGCTCAAGCAATTTTATTTATTGGTGTTCAGCTAGTAATTGGCGTATGAAAATCGGACAAATTTTAAAAAGAAGACTTAATTCACATATATATGGTGGATATAAAATGATATATACGCCTAACCATCCTAGAGCTTCTAATAGAGGCTATATTTTTGAACAAATTTTAATTGTAGAAAAAGTTTTAGGAAAATATTTACCTATAGAAGCGGTAGTACACCATCATGATAATAATGGATTAAATAATTCTAATAATAATTTGGTAGTTTGTGAAAATAGGATTTATCATAAATTACTTCATAGAAGACAAAAAATATTGAATTTAAAAGGAGATCCTAATTTACAGAAAATTTGTTCTAATTGTGGTCTTTTGAAATCAAAGACTGAATTTTATAGCAGTAATACCTATGATAAATTAGATAATGTTTGTAAAGAATGTAGTAAAAAACATCGTAAAGAATATTATGAAGAAAACATAGAGAAATGTAGAACTAATTTAAGAAATTATTACAAACAAAAATTTTAATGGAAATAAATACTGTTCAAGCAATATTATTTATTGCTATACAAATCGCTGTAGGAGTTGCATATATTGTATCAATTAGAGTTACGGTACAATTTTTAGAACATCGTATAGATAAATATGATGAACGTTATAATGATTATTATGATGAGCAAAGACAAAATGTTGTTCGTTTTTCTGAATTAGAAAAGAGTGTTGCTGTAATGAAAGAACATATAGATCAATTAAAAAAAGATGTAGGGAATTTTAATGCCTCAATCAATCAGTTGAAGGATATTATAACCGGTATCGTAGTTCAATCTGACAAATTTAGAGAGCGCTAATAACTAACCAAACTAACAAACCAATAACCAACTTAACTTAGGAGAAAACGTAAATGACTATGAAAATCTCAATTCCAACTAGTGATTTATTAAAAGGAATGCCTATCGTTCCTGGATGGTATAAGGCAACAATAACCAAAGCATGGACCGCGCCGTCTAAAGATGGAGATTCTATAAACCACTGGCACGAATACACTTTAGAAGATAAAGACACTCGAACTATTGAGCGGAGCTTTAATTCTAAAGTGCTAGGGTTCTTACGACCAATGCTTGCTGCCGTGAGCGGTAAAAGTGAAGCGGAGTTTGTTGAAGAATTGTGTAAAGCAAACTCTCCAACACTTGATATTGATGATTGGGAAAAATTTGTAGGAAAGAAACTACAAGTTAAAATTGAGAATCAAATCTTTGAGGGACGGCAAATTCCAAAAGTCGTAGATTACACATATTACGACTACAAGACACCATTTTAACTTTAAGTTTCATATAGTTGCCTAGCTTCTATATGAAATGAGGTTTTCTATTGGGTTCTTTCGCCTCATAAATTAAAAAAGAACTCAAAATAAATTATGAAAATTGAAGAAGAAAAAATTCTCGTATCATCGCATGGCTATGCTGATGCGAACATCTTCTTCTTACAAGGCTATCCACTTCGTGAAGACTTAGAAAACGGTCTGGCGCTTAGCGGCTTTCAAGAAAGATTTATAGATGACATATTGCACCAATATAAATTAAATCTAAAAGAATGCTATCGCTCCGCATTTATTAAAGAGCAATTAGAGTATTCAGGAATTAATCCTAAAAAATTACGTTTAGCAATGTCAAAATTAGATATAAATAAATATGAAAGTATTTTATTCGACGAAATCAAATATGTTAAGCCTAATATTATTGTTCCATTAGATGACATTGCGCTACGCGCAGTATTTACTCATTTAAATGAAATTAAGAAACCAAAAGGCCGTAAGTATTGGATTAATTGCTATCGTGGTTCTATTCTTCCCGTAAGGGAAGACTGGCAAGCGCAGCTTGATTTCTATCCAAAAATTATTCCTACTATCGGGCCGCAATATTTATTTTCAGACTGGACCGCACGAAGTTACATTTCCTTGGACTACAGGAAGATAGTAGAGAATCAATACAATATAAATAAAGTAGAAGATTTTGGAAAAATCTGGGTGGCGCGCCGCGCCGAAGATTTTCAGCGATTTTTAGAACGCTCTTACATTAAAGACGCAACACGTCTTAGCTTTGATATAGAAACCTATAACGGTTTAATAACCTGTATTAGTTTTACGTTTGACGGAATCGAAGCTGTTACTGTACCAATGCTTGGTGACAAAACAATCTCTAATTCTGAAGAAGTAATGTTATGGCGACTCGTGTCGCGTGTTCTACGCGCCCCTATTGCTAAAAATAACCAGAATATAAAATATGATTGGACAATCTTGGAGCGGCATGGATTCCACGTAGAGAACGTGGAATCAGATACGATGTTAAAAGGTCACTTACTTTATCCTGAGCTTCCAAAAGGTTTAGATTTTTATACAAGTATTTATACTCCAATTAGTTATTATAAAGACGAAGGAAAAGAATTTAATCCTAAATTGCACTCACGGGACCGTCTTTATATTTATTGTAGTAAAGATGCGCTTGCCGCGCACATAAGTAGCATCGAGATGGATAAAGAACTAGAGGACTCTGCTCTCGCAGAGCTTTATAATAAGGAGATAAATCCACTTATATTAATCTATAAAAATATAGATGAAACTGGCATTCGCATCGACGATTCTGTTAAGCATGAACTTAACAGAAAGTATTCGATGCTGTATAATTCAAATCTACTCATTCTCCGTAATCTTATTGCAAATCCTCATTTTAATCCAAAAAGCAACCCCCAGGTTGGAGAATTAATCTACAATGAATTAAAATTTCCCGTTAGATATAAAATCAGCGAAGATGGAAATCGCCGGTTTAAATGCGATAAAGAAACTTTAGATGATTTACTTATTAATTTCACAACTGACGTTGTGAAAAGTGATATAATATCTCGTATTATATTAGCGCGAAAGTTGGCTAAAGTTACGGAGTATATAAATACGCCGCTTCGTCCTGACGGACGATTTTGTAGTTGCAGTAATTTAGCTGGGACTGAATCTGGACGAACATCTTTTTCTAAAACGATAGATGAGATTTTCACCGCTAACGGTGAAAAGATACGTATAGGACGTTCATTACAAACAATAACGAAACACGGTTTTAAAGTAGATGAAGAAATCTTTGAAGAAATTGAAGATAAAGAAATCGCCGCTGACCTACGTAGTATGTTCGTCCCGACTAAAGACTTTGTGTTTATTGAAGTTGACGGTAGTCAAGCAGAGGCTCGCGTTGTAGCAGTATTATGTGAAGATTATGATTTATTAGCGCAATTTGACTTGAAACCTAATATACATCAAAAAACAGCGTCTTTACTTTTTGGAATATCAGCGGAGCAGGTATTCAAAGATAGACCGTTTATACCAAAAGTAGGTGTATCTTACTATCATATTGGTAAAATTACACGGCACGCTGGTAATAATAACATTCACAAAATACGATTATCTCAGATTTCACATTTACCAGTAGATAAATGTCAAGAAATCTTAACTAAATTTCATCAAAATAATCCTAAAATACGAGAAATTTTTCATAAAGAAATTAAAGAATGTTTAATTAAAGATAGTAGAATTCTTGTTACTCCTTTTGGAAGACGGCGTCAATTTCTAGCAAAATATGATGACTATTTAGTAGGAGAAGCTATTGGTTATATCCAACAAAGCACAGTATCAGATTTGACTAAATTCTCTCTGCATCGAATCGTAACTCAATTAAAAGATCACTACATAAAAGACTTTAGATTTTTAAACGAAAGCCATGATTCTTTTCTCGCTGAGGTATCCAAAGATTTTATAAATAAATATATTGAAACTGCGAAGTTGATTTATGAACGTAAATTTAGCTTTATAAATTGCTCTCTTTCGAGAAACTTTGAACTCAGTATTCCCTGTGAAATTATGATTAGTGATGAAAATTGGATGAATATGAAAGAATTTAAGGTTTAAAATCATGCAATATTTAATTTTAGGTAATAGTCATGAAAAGATTTTAATAGATAGTGAAGATTATATTAGATGTATAAAATATGTTTGGTCTAAAACTAATAGCAATAATATAACTGCAACTATTAATGGGAAAACCACTACATTAGGTCGTTTTATTCTTCAATATAGTGGGCCACTCGAAGTTGACCATAAAAACCATAATTGGATAGATTGTAGAAAAGAAAATCTCAGATTAATTACATTACAACAAAATAGATTTAATAGAGAAATACGAACAAACAATACATCTGGGTATATTGGAGTATTTTATAATAGAAAAAATAAAAATTGGTGTGCTCAAATAACTGTAAATAAAAAAAGATTTCATTTAGGTTATTTCCAAGATAAAGAAAAAGCAGCTAAAGTTCGTGACGAAGCTGCTAAGAAATATCACGGTGAATTTGCCGTATTGAATTTCAAAGATTGAAAGGCAGGTAAGTGTCGTAAAAACTTACTATAAAATCAACATATGTAAAATGAGATATTGTCTTGACAAAAGACTTCGTTTCCTTGCTTTTGGATTATACAATAGAATATGAATCGCCTCAATCATTTTGGAAATGGGCTGGCTACGCCACCATAGGAGCTTTGCTAAGAAATAATCTTTATTATAAACATGGAATAGATAATGTTTATCCTAATTTATATATCGTCCTCCTTGCGGATTCAGCAGAATATCGTAAGGGTGCGCCAATTAAGTTATGTGCAAAATTACTTGATTCTCTTTCACACACTAAAACTCTAATAGGCTCTACTTCAAAAGAAGCTTTACTTGAATTACTTTCGCAGGATATTGGAATACGTAAAACAGGCGTAACTTTACGGGGCGGACAATGTATATTACTTGCAGAAGAACTTAGCGGGTTCTTTATTAAAGATCCTGACTTAATTCCAATGTTAACAGACTTATATGATTATAAAATTGAATATAAACGAAATTTAAGATCAGGACATTTCGTAATAAAAGAATTATGTTTAAGTATGTTTGCAGGAAGCAATTTTGCTTTACTTCAAGACATTTATAACAAATTAGCAGTAGACGGCGGCCTACTTGGTCGAACGCTTTTAATTCGACCAAACGAGACTCGTAAAGCTAATTCGTTAATGTATATAGATTTTGATAAATATGACTTAAGTCCATTAATTAATTATTTAAAAGAGATAATCAAGCTAAAAGGTGAAGTTATAATTACAGATGACGCCCGCCGCGAATATGATTACTGGTACGCTTCTCTATATACTTCTTATAAAAAACTAGGTACAAGAGCAGGTATATTACAAAGAATTCATAGCCAGGTTCTTAAACTAGCAATAATATTAGCTGCAAATCAACTTAAGACAGAAATAAATAAGAATGATTTTGAAGTAGCTATTAATGAAATTATGGATCTTAAATCAAACTATCAGGAGATTACAATGAGTTCAGGAAGCTCTAGCGAAGCAAAATCAGGGGCTTTAATATTGAGTGCTCTGTACGAATCTACTCAACATCAAATGAAAAGAAGTGATTTGCTACTTAAGTTTTGGAATGATATTAGCGTACATGACTTAGAAGATCTTCTGGCCAGATTTTTTCAAGCAAACATAATTGAGTTAAGCATGAACGGCGTAGCGCCCATTTATCGTTTAACGCAAAGAGGAATAGATATACTCGAAGGTAAAAAAAATCCTTAATATTTTATGCAATATTTATATTTAACTAATTCTCATGAAAAAGCTATAATTGACTCAGAAGATTATGTTCGTTGTATAAAATGGAGTTGGAGCGTTAGTAATAATATAATTAAAGCAGAAGTTAATTATAAAACTGTTACATTAGGCCGTTTTATTTTTCAATATGACGGTCCGCTTCAAATAGATCATATAAATTATAATTGGTTAGACAATAGAAAGAAAAATCTTAGAATTTGTACTAGAAGCCAAAATAAAATAAATATGCCTTATCAAATAAACAATACATCAGGATTCAAAGGTGTAACTTTAGATAATAAAAAGTGGCGCGCTCAGATTAAAATAAATCAAAGATTAATATATTTAGGTACTTTTAATGATAAGAAAGATGCCGCATGTGCCTATAATAAGAGGGCTAGAGAACTTTTTGGTGAATTTGCTTATTTAAATAAAGATGAGGAAGGAAATGTTTTATGATCTTATTAGGTGTAATTCTAGTCGTTATCTTTCTATTTCTTTCAGCATATATATTGAGCATTGCAATGATTCAATTAATTGTTATATATGGAATAACTTATCCTATAATATTATTTGACAGAATACTTACTAAATTCCGACAAAGGAAAATTTTATGACAGATACTCAACAACTTATCAATGTTATTGGATTCGTAATAATTATGCTACTTTGGATCGGTGAACCGATTCTTAAATTTATTATTCGACTTTTTGTTTCAATGGTACGGCCTTCCCGTCGTTATTAATAACGGCTTTCTTTGAAGTACCATTATCATAAATAATATCTACGGCCGCGCCGCGTAAGTTTTGGGCTAAAATACGATTCGCCGCTTCGACACTCATATTTAATGGTCCGCCTGAAACCATAGCTTGAATAAGCGGCGCGGTCTTCGGACTAATTAATAAACGTCCTAAATAATGTCCACTAAAAGCTAAACTTACAACACCAATTCCCGCAACACCCCCTGTTGAAACTGGTTCACCTGTTGCTATAGTTCGTGCAAGCGAAGATCCAGCATAAATTACGCCAGTCGCAAGCCTTAGTTTTAAATAAATACTTCCACCACTTTGCATTTTTTGGCTCAATGAATCAATAGTATTAAAGAAATTTCCAATCGCTTCGCGCTGAGTCTTATTATAAAGAATTTTAAAGTTTTCTTGCATATTAGGATTGTTCCAATTTTCTAAGAGTTTTTTAGTGTCGCCACCGCTCTCTTGCATCATTCTTTTTACTTGGTACGCTCCTAATTCACGTTTTAAATTAGTGTCTGCTATGCTAGATATTGTTCCGCCCGGATGCTGAACTAAAGCATTCAAATCTCCTGTAAGCAGAGCTTTCTGTAGTTTATCGACATTATCTATCGTCGCATTAATAGATGGCGCGGTTTCCATGACATTTTTTAAAGCTAATTTACCAATATATTTTCCTTCAACGTTCTCTGGAAAAAATGCCGCTTCACGTGCGCCAATCATACGTTTTGCATCATGCCATGCCGCTAGCGCGTCTTGAGAATTATTGGGCCAAGTTTGAATGCTATTCTCTATATCTTGATTTAAATTTCGAGTCAAATTTCGATACTCGGATGCCAAGAAACTCGCTCTATTATCGAATTGATCTGCTGCATAATTACCTAAAGACTTCTTAAATTCCCAAGCGCTCTCGAATGAAAGCGGTATTTGATGAGAAATAGCGCCTGTTTGTGGATCTACAATTACTCCAGCTTCATTTAATATATTTTGTGCCGTCCGAATTAATCTATCGCCCGCTTCAGGGCGAATTGCTCCTGTTTTAAAATCATTGACTATATCCAAAGCCTGTTGCACAGTTTGTGTTGCATCAATGGGGCCTTTTATTTGAGTATTAGATGGTACATGTGTAAACACATTAGTGTTTGCTATTAATTTAGCTTCTTCTGCTTTTTGTGAAGCTAATTGTGTTACTTTTTGATAGTTTTGTTTTGCTTCAGTTTGTATAAGACGGCCTTCGACGTTTACGGGCTCGCCGAGGCGAGTATTAATAGTCGTAATACGCTGTATTAAATTTTCAGCTTCTGATTGCGTTAGTTCTTTTTGTTTTGCAAGTTGCGCTAATTTTTGAGTCGGCGCTAAAACATCTTCTAAAATTTGTGAAGTTGTACGCCGCGTGCCCATTTGTGAATAAGTAGGTTCGTATTTATAAATTGGTCCAATAACTGAACCTGGAGTTATTGCTTCTGACGCGGCGCGGCCAAAACTACTAAATAATTTACCTCCTAACTCATTTATTACTGTTTGTTGTGCAATATTTCCTAACGTTCCTACATCAACTGGCGCAGAAGTAGGCTCGTTTCCAGCTTTACGTAACAATTCATCAGTTATTGCCATACCTGAAGATGCCGCAAGTGGCGCAAATTCTGGTTGGCCAAGTGCTGTAGCACCAGCCGCTGCGCCGATTCCTGCAACAGTAGTTGCACCGACACGAAAAGATTGTCTTAATTTATCTTGTAAATCATTCATTACTTCAATATAATTTCGTTTTCGTAGCGTAGTTAACGGCGTTTGTGCCGGACCAATTCCACTTGGTTCTTCTGGCTTTAAATCTATTTTAGTCGGACTAATATTATATGGCGTAATTTCAGGAGGTTTAAAATTAGATGGTGGCGTTTCTTTTAAAGAAGATTCTTTTTGTTGAATTTTAAAGTATGGCGCGGGATCAATTCCTTTTTTTAATAAAAAAGCCTTGACTTCGTCAAGTGGATAACCTTGACGTAAAGCCTCATTAATTTTAGTTTGTGTATCTTGGGGCATTTATTTAAAAATCTCATCCAATGATGTCTTTTTTGGCGTGATGCGTAAATTCTGATTTCCTAAGCCAGCATGCGCCGCGTAAATATCATTAGTTATCTTGGGTATTTCCGTTAGTAAATAATCTAAATTGCTTTTAACCTGTGCTGAACTTTGTAAATGTGACGTATCTGGAAGATGTGACTTAATCATATCAAGCTCTATCTTTGATATTGCTTTGCCACTTTCAAGCAAACCATAAGTTTGTTCTAATGTTCCTAATGCCGTGCTGATTTGCGGCCATAGTGGATTTGTCGCACCCGTTTCGCCGCGCAGCGCTTTAGTATTTGACATTAAACCTGAAAGACTTAATCCTTGAAAATAACTATAATTATCTTGTTCAAGTAAACTTTTAGCATTATTAATAGCACGATACAAAGAATTTAAAGATGTTAATTTATCATTCTCTGAAGTAGAAAGTTTAGTTTCGCCTGTCGCAACTTTGCGCGCCGTTGCATTAATTTGTGCAACGTTTTCAGCGCCCTGATTTCTAAGGTGTTGAACGTCAAGTGCACGACTATAATCTGCTTTAGATTTTTCTCTTTGAGCTTGGAGTTTAAATTGATTTTCTGCTTCTTGCATTAAGCCTTTAATTTGACCACCTTTTTCTAATCTCTCTAAAGCAAATTGCTGTCCTACTTCTCCAACTTGCTGTGTACGATATGCATCTAATTTAATTTTATCGTCAGGATTTAATGCTTCGAAATCCGGGGCACCGCCTGCTTCGCCGTTAGGATGACTATATGTTGTAATTGTTCCAAATTGCCCAGGATAAATTTCTTGCTGACGTGTAGATACTGGTTTGTAACCAAATGGCGGATTTCCTCCTGCAGAAACACTATTAGCAAGATTTGCTTGGGTAGTTATTATTTGTCCTCTTCGTACAGCTTCATTTATATCAAGACCTTTTTGTTTAAATTCTGCTTCCGCCGTCGCTTCTTTTTGACGCTGTGCTAAAGTAGATTCGTATTCTTCTTTTTGTTGTGCAAGTTTAGCAGTCTCTTCTTCTTGCCGAGCAATTTCTTGTTGCTGTTGCTGTGCTAATCTTTGCTTTTCAAGACGGGCTTGTACGCCCGCATGAAAAGCATTAATTATTGAATTGATTCCTGAAACATCAAGAGGCAAGTGATTTTACTCCTCTATAATTTTATGTGTTTATTGGTAATGCCGATGGATTGTTTGGATAATTACTACCACTATAACTACCTTGACCAAATAAATTTGCAAGCATTGCAGTAAGTCCCGTTAGGCCGCCGCCTAATATATTTCCCGGTGTGGTTTGTGTTTCACGTCCTGTTTTAGTTATATCTTCCGTTCTCCCAAATGGTATTTGGGAGAAGAATTGCGCCGCAGGCTGCAATGCCATAAATGGAGCTTGTTGTTGCCACTGCGTAATATTTCCGAATCTTTGATTTTCTAAGTTACCAAGTGCCGTCCCGGCAGCGGGACCACTTATGCCTCTAGACGCTAGAATCGAGTTTAATCCTTGACGTTGTAAATCCGTATTTTGATTTATGTTTCTAATACCACCAGCTAAGTATTGATTATATCCAGCGGTACCTGGCATCATATTTAAATAATTTGTTCCAATACTTCTTTCTAAATTCGTTGCATAAGGATCAAGAAGTGGTGAAACCGTTCCTTTTTCTGTAGAAGTCTGCGTTCCAGTTTGTGTCGCTCCGCGATTCCCTAAACCGCCTGCTAATCCAGATAAAAGCGGTAATAAGAATTGTAAAAAAGCCGCGTCTATATTTTTATCACCATGTGGTAACAAAAACATTAAAATAATAGTTACTAAAATTATTAAAATTTTCTTCATTTCTTTTCCTCCTACGGAGGCGTTATAATGTTTTGTAACGGTGCCCATAACGCCGCACCATTTCCTGAAGGATAGTTTAATGTCGCATCATGTCCATTGCCTGAAAAATCTGGAACAATAGATATTCCGCCTTCGCTTAAGTGCCATCCCGCAACTAATCCAGAATTAAATGGTGCATTAGCAGGATCGCCGTAGACTCCAGCGCCGCTATTATATAAAGTCGTAACTTCACCAGAACTTAATGCTCGACTAAAGATAGCACATTCTGAAATATATCCAAAATAATTATTAGCATTACTTCCTTGATTTAATCGAGTCAAAGCCATACCATTCAAACTAGTGTAACTTCCTATTGAATTACCAATATCGACTGCGTCAACATAAGCCTTAACAGCGGAGCCGTTATCCGTTATAACAAGAAAATGCCATCCAGAATTAATTGCGGGTAAATTACTTGTTGATCTAAAAATAATTGAATTAGATTTTATTATTGCAAATTTACCAGATGAACCGCCGTCACCATAATACATTTCATTTTGAGAGTTTTGCTCCCAAATTGGTGAATAATTAGCTAAACTTCCTCCAGTAAAATAAAACCATCCGACTAATGATGAAGCCGCGCCAAGTGTTATAGTTGAAAATGAAACATAAGACGTATTAGTTGCAATTAAAACACTAGGAACTAAAGTTACGCCGCCACCAGACGGCGCGGCAAAACTACCATCTTCGCGAAGAAAATTAGTAGTCCCTCCAGGGAATTTTTTCATTAAACCATGTTTAGTAGTAGATGCGTCAAGATCTGTATTGTCATCTGGCGCCGACAAATCATCTAATTTTATTGCATCACTTCCGCCGCTTTCATGCGAAGCATGATGACCCAATGGAGTTTGAGCATCTCCTAAAAGTCCGCTTAATCCAGCAACAGATATTTCATCCGTTCCACCGTTTTCATGCGTCGTATGATGTGAAGAAAGTGCGCCAGCGGACGAAATATCTTGCCACGCCGAACCACTATTTCGTTCTAATTTACTTTCATCTGTAACAAAATAAATTGTACCTTTCGGAACCGAGCTTACACTCGGCTGCGCCGAACGTAAACCTCTAAGAATAATTTCTTCTAATTTCATAATTACGGAACGTAGATATTTACTACGTCGCCGCCCGCAAAAATTATTTCCGGTGAAACCGGATCGCCATTAGTTAAAATCGTCCAATATCCAGTGATTCGAGAATCATTTCCTTCACATGCAGTATTAGAAGAAGTTCCATAAGTTTGCTGCAAACCACTTATCTTACTCGAAGAGTTTAAACCAACATAACCATTCGCTTGATCTTTCTCCGAAAGATCTTGCTTAAGTGCTAAATTACCTTGAATATTAGTTACTTTAGTTACAGTTTTTGTGATAACTTCGTGTGAATCTAACTCGCCTTTAGTAATGAAATCTCCATTATCGACACTGCGGCCCGCGTTAACGAAACGGCGGCCATGAAGATCCGTATTCTTTGTAAATAAAGAATCTAACTTTTCTTTGTCTAATTTAGATGACATACTTAGCTTCCACCTCCGGTGGAACCATCTAAAGGAATCAATTCATTTTCAGTATCTTTTCCTGATTTAGCTACTTGTAAAATTATATCAGTGCGATGAAAATCAAAACTCGTAGGCCCAAGTTCTAATCTTAATATTTGGCCCGCTGTCGTCTTTGGGACGCCAATTTCATAAGTGTCCTCTTTACCGTCTACGACGGTAAAAGAGCCTGATACTTGTGATGTGTCCTGGAACAGAACATTATATGGAATAACCGTACCCCCGAAGGGGATAAGGCGGACATAAAATTTACGAATTTTCCCATATCTAAATAATTCCGTTACTCCGACTTGGTCGTACCGTTTTGCTATGGGTAAAGCCTGAACAATCGTCGGTGGATGTATTTTATAAATTTCAAAAACTTTTGACTGATCGTTCGTAGAAATGTAAACACCATAGTCCGTTCCGAAAACGTCTGTTATAAATTGATATAAAAAAGTCCTGGGAAACCCATCACTATTACTAAAACTTTGAGTCGTGGCGGCGATGCCATTTACATATGGCGTTATATAAATTGTATTTCCTAAAGTATCTATCTCAAACGGCCAAACTCGTACACGTTTACGTACTGAATTGATTTCTCCAAAATCATATTTAAGCAATTTGAACGAAGTCAGCGGAGCTGGGCGTTCATTATAGTCAACAGTAATATCGTTGAGGACAAAGTCCGCGACGGCCCCAGTTAAACTTAAGTTAAAACTCTTTAAAACAGAAGCGAAAGTAGAAGTTAAATCAAATATGACTTCAGTCAGACCGTCCGCCGTGATGTTACCTAAACTTACACCTCCAAGTGAAATAGCTAAAGGCGAATTACCTGTATCTATTTTTAATTTAAGAGTTAGTAAATCTTTCCGCGTACGCGGATCACCGCCATCAAAAATGGGTGTTAAAATATTAACTGTTTGATTTGTGGCCACAAAGTTAAGTATCTAACGTTCGTAAAAAGGCATGATCTATATTACGAATATAATTATCATTTTCAAAAAATCCAATCACCGCGCCGTCATCGCAAGCTGCTAAAACGCTTACATTATATTGGAGCGGTCGCCAATATTTACGTACAAAGTCATAAACCTGCATTCTACGACTAAAATTTGTGTAAGGATCTGTAGTAATACATGGAACAGAAGTCCATAATTTATCTCGCGCTACACAACATCCATATCTTAGCTGTGGATAAACATAAATTGGAGTTACTCCATATCCATATCTATTATAGTTGACTGGCGCCGCGCCAGGTAATTGGCCTTGAAAAAGAGTGTCTATTTTATCGAAAGATAAGGATATACTTTGACCATTTAAACTTAATGCGCGCCAACCTATTGCGGACATATATATTAAAGAACCGCCGTAAACGGCGGCATCTATACTAATAGCTGTATAATCTACACCTAGCGGTCTTAAATATACATCTAAAACACCATCAGGAAGCTGCACAAAAGTTCCAGTTAGAATATAAATTTCTTCTGTAGTTCCAATTAAAATTATATTCTCACCAACTTTCTTAGCCCACATAAAAATTTCGGTCGGCGCCCCAGAAAATTTAATAGGGAGGCGTGAATCGTAAGAATCAGGTGAATTAATTTCAGAAAAATAAATAGTAGAGTTAGTAAAATAAAGAACTCTTTGATAGAATTGAGAAATGATAGCTAAAATGTCATCAGGCAAATCTGCTGGCCGCAATGATAATAAGAACTCGTTAAGAGTTATTCCTAAAGTTAGTGCATCTATATCGGAGAGATGATCTTCAAAAGTACCATACTCATCATAACGCATTACTTTAACTAAGTAAAACTTATCTAAGTTTCCGCCGCGTCGGAAAATCCAAATTTCATTAGTTTGAGGTTCAACTAATGTAGGATCTTGTGGCAAAACTATAGTATAGGAAGAGAGAACATAAATATTGGACGTAATTGGGCCATGCGGCGACTTACCAACATAAGCGCCGTTACTTAAAACATTAATTTGAGTATATTCATAAGTGCCGTTAAGTAAACTTTGGTCACTTCCATAGAAGTGAATATTATTTACACTGTAATTTTGAACCGTTGTTCCAACTATAGTGATTCTGATTCCTTTAATTGTACGCCAATTAAGAGTGTTATCGAAACCATAACGTAAGAAATCGCCGCGACGCGCCGTTAAAGTTATGAATGGATTTATTGCGTTAAGAAAAGGATTAGGGGTATCCCAAGATCGCCAAATAAAACCATACCAATTATCAACACTAACGCCGGGGGCTGAAGGTATTTCTAATAATAAACCGACAGAAACAAAATAAACTTTAGTTGCATCATCAGGTTTAATATCTAAACTAAAAGTATCATCATCATTTCCATCGTTGTCATTAACGAAAGTAAGTGAGTCAAACGGCGGATAATCGTCTGAATTTGTATTCTCAATAACGGCTCTCTTTGAAGCGGCTGCGCCGATCACTAATGTATCATTAGTTACTGTTAAAGACGCAGCTTCGTAAGCAACAAAATGATTTAAACTTCCAGCTATGTTTAAAATTGCTGAATTTTCAACCCAAACGGATGGGCCATTCCCGGTATTAGTTGGACCATCATCGGGTTTGGCTAAGCCAAGATTCGTGATGTTTACTGTATCGTCTTTTAAACGTAAATTGCCGGAGGCAATTAATCCAAAATTAAAAACAGAGGAAAATGCCGCTCGCGTTGCAGAACCTCCTGTCCCAATTAAAGTTCGCGTTACATCAAAATCTCTAAAAACTTCGCCGGCGGCCGTCGCGGAATAAATTATACGATGTGTATTAATAAATTTAGAGTAAAGAGAATGAACTTTATTAGTAAACGCTGCGCCCTGTTTTTGTGTACCACCACCTAAAACTAATGCGCCGTTTTGATTTAAAGTTACAGCGTCCATTTTTAAGAGACAGTTTTTCTTACCGTTGATAGCGTCGTTAGACGGCTCCCACCCTGCACTGAAGTCGCTAATTTTTATTTGTGGCATAAATTAATAATCACCTGAAATAATTCCGCCCTTCCAGTCATCTGCATAAATTGGATAAACTAAACTAGAGTTCATACTATTAATTGCGCCTACGCCGGGCTGGCCATTTGGAATAGCGTTATCAGCAAAAATTTGAGTTACGTCACCACTTGAACTACCAGTAATAATAATCTTTCCATTAGCATTACAGCCACCTTTCTGTAATCGAGCCGTAACTCCAGGCTCGATTACAGGAACATTAGAATCATTTTTAGTGTGGACGGTAGTTGAAAATAATACTGAAAGCGCCGTTCCAGTCCATTTATAGAGAGTTAAATATTTTTGACATGTACCAGGAGTATTTAAACTATTATTTCCCCACTGCATGAAATAACCTTTAATGTTGCTTAGCGCAACACCTACGCCAACCTGTTGCATTCTAATAGCTAACCAAACTTCAAAAGCGTGACTTTCATCCGTTGGGCCGCTTTTTATAGTAACTTGTGAATATTGGCCCTTCGTAGTAGATGGTATGTCAACCCCGTCATATCTTATACAAAACGGCGAATTAGGATTAGTGCCATTTCGATTAAATCTTAATTGATTACTAACTATGCTTAAGTAGTTATTATTTGTGCCGCCTTTAAAATAACTCACCCACGGCGCGACGAAAGCAGAAGTGTCAGCACGATTAAAATCGTCGCTGACAGGAGTTATATCAATACCGCAATTAAATAAATCATTTATATAACGTCTGTAATACACGGTCTCCGCCGTGTCAGGGATATCAGTAATTGGAGATAGCGGTGCTGATGTAGCTGCCGAAGGCAGATCATTTATATAACGACGATAATATGTCTCTTCGTCTGACATTTTATTCTTCAGAATCTATATAAACGCCGCGCATCGAAAGTGGCAACAAAGGTTTTGCTGGCGAAGATAAAAGTGCGAGTGTCGGTTCTTGCGAGGCAACTAATTTACGTGGCTTATTGATTAAGTCATAAAGAAGCTCACCATAAATCTCTACGAGCTTATTATATTTATCAGACCAATACTTCTGAGCTTTAAGATTCTGGCCTCGACTTTCCATTGCAAAGCACATTTTCGCTACATACGCTTTTAATAATCTTCTTCTGAAGAAGTCTGGAATTTTAAAAGAAGACTGGTCCGGTGTTCTATAGCCTTCAATAATGCACTGATTTGGAATATTTGATGAGAATAGATTTGTTTGATCAGCTATAATATTTTCATCAGGCGTAGGATAGAGCTTAATCGTCGAGACACCGACGTTATTAAAGATGTACCAATACGGTCGTCCGCTAGACGATACTGGGAGTATGTAATCTCTAAAATCACGATGACTTAAAGGATAGATTTTGATTCCTTTCCATGTCATGCGTCGAATACTGAGAAAATAATCTGGAACTAAGTATAGCGATGTCCCTGCCAAGATATTCAACGCATACCTATCTATGATACATGGATATTGTGATGAGAAATTATTCTCCCCCTCGGCAGCGAAGCGATTTAAGTCGAAAGTTGTCCAAACTGGCGTAGGTTACTCCTTAAAATTCAAATAAGCAAACTCACCAAAGTATTTTTTAGCTGCCTTATCTCTACATCGAGCAGCATCTTCTTTATTTGAAAATATTCCTAGATAAATTCTCCTACCTTTAAATCCTATAAATGCTTCCCACTTTTTATTTTTTTCTTTCCATATAACACCGCGATAACCAGATGTATTATGTATCGGAACGGCTCTATTTGCACAATTTTGACTTCCAGTAGCTAATCTAAGATTTTCTTTTCTAAAATCAAAATAATTTCTATTTTTATGATCAATTTCTAAATCACCATAGTAATTCAAAATATAACGATTTAAAGTAACTGTTGTGTTATTAATTTGAGATTTAATAGTATAGCTTCCTCCATCTTTATCACTAATATTCCATGAATGAATAGAAACTTTTCCAGCGTCTTCATCGTCTACAATAAATTTTAAATATGAATTAGATAAATTTATTTCTTTCATAATTATCCGATTCTAATTAAATCTGATTTAGCTAAATTTTTAACTCGTTGAGAATATTCTTCTATTCCTTCAAAAAATTGTTGCCAGTAAATAGAGGCTTTTGTGAACTCTTCGGCCTGTTCGATTAAGTCCGCAATTCCATACCATTCTATGAGTTTTTGCATGTCGTTCGCGATTAGAGGTGTATTGGCATCTACGACAGCGGGCGCCGTCGCCCAATAATATAAATCGAAAGGTTGAAGACCTGAAATATTAGAATAATTAGGAACAATTATTGTATATTTATAACTTGCAGGTAGCCAAAAAGACGGCGTGCCAACCCATGTCTCCCAGTTGCTGCGTAATAAGTCTAAATCCCTATAAGTTATATTATCTCTGAGCCAACGATTATTATTGTTATTGAAAATTGCTGTCACAGCTAAAAAATCATTTATGCCCAGTACCTTAAAATCATAATATGGTGTGGTCTGGAAGCTGACTATTGTTTTCTTTATAATGCATTGTGTTAACGCAGCTATCTCTTGGTAAGAATCATCTACGGAATCGTTAATATCGTCCGCACTATAAAAAGTTATGCCATTATCGTTAAGTGAGTTTCGTATATTAGTTTTCAATTGTGCAAAAGTCATTTCTTTACTTTCTTAAAGAGAAAGACCCATTGTTCATTGAATCTAAAAATATAATCAACTTCCCACTCCGTGCCGTCTGAATCTACCGAATGGCTATTTAATTCGGTAGCGACTCTAAGTAAAGCGTCTGGTGATACGCTAAATTGAATAACTACAAATTTATATTTTACATTTTTAGCATCCACTAAAGTGCCCTTAGAAATACATTAAGATTTTTTAATTTAAACAAATCTGAATCGCTTGAATCTGAAGCAGAAGATGCAGCGGAGCTGTAGCTTTCCATTAGCATTATATAGTCACCTAAATTCGGACTCCCATCCGGCGTTAATGCTTGTGCATTTGCAATAGTAACTGCGTTTAGCACATCACCAATGTTTGCCGCGTCGTATCCTGGCCATGAATCCGTTGACGCGGCGCGGCTTTGTGTCATAATTCGAGCTTTCTGAAAGAAGCCAAAAACAATCGAATCGCCATTTAAACCTGGCGGCGTGTCGTTTAATGCCACACCAAAAAATAGACCAGATTTATTTAAATCAAAACTCTCCGCGCTCTTTACTGAAAGACCATCTCCTAAAGTTGGGTCTAAAAAGACCGGCGAACCTTGCTTAATTGTGATTAATGATTCAGAGTTACGAATCGAAACTATGACGTGTTCTCTGTTACCGCCAGCCATCTTAAACCGCATTTATGACTCCTATTCGTTTGGAAAATTCAAAACAGCAAATTCACCACGATATTTTTTAGCTGCTTCATCATATGTTTTTGCAGCATTTTTTGGATCATAAAAACGTCCTAAATATTTATCTACACCATTTATTCTAACTCTTGCCTCCCACATATGCCTATCTTTACGCCAAATTACTCCAATAAATCCACTAGTATTAGTAGGACATTTACGATTGTGACAATTTTGTTTATTCGTACACTTTCTAAGATTTTTTCTTCTATTATCAAAAGGATCTCGATTTTTATGATCTGTTATTCCATTATTATCTAAAATATAACTTGCTACTGAAATTTGAGGATGTTGAGTTCTTTTAATAATTAAAGAATGTTTAGTATCATGTAAATACCATTTATATAATTTAACTTTATATTCATCTTCATCATCTACAACAAATTTTTTAGAAGAATTAGTTATATTTATTTCTTTCATTTTTCAAAAATTTCCTTACGTAGTATATCTTCTCGAGTATATCTAATTCCTTTTTGGCACTTGATAAAAATATTCCATTCTTCTGGTTCAGGCGCGTAACGAATATTTATAAAACCAAATCTTTCTAACCAATTTATTACTTCCGGTGTCAACATTCCAGTTACATGATAATCACCAGCATAAAGTTGCCGCCCATATAAAGTATTGCGCCAAAACTCGCGCATTCCTCTATAATTTTCTAAGAAATAAGTAGAACAAATTTCAAAATTGGGAAAAGCTAAGAGAAGAACGCCATTAGGCATTAAAAGACGATAGAACTCGTCGAAGACGAAAGGCCAAAACTTAAGTTCGATATGTTCTAAACAATGTAGAAAATGAATAACTTCACATGAAGCGTCTTGAAATGGTAAACAATGTAATCTAATATCAGTTATTAAGTCAGGCTTAACTGAGATATTCATATCAATGTTAACGAAACCATCAAGTTTTGTATCTCCCGCGCCGAAGTTTAGCTTAATTTTTGTCTCCATTTTTAAGTCTATCTAGTTCAATTTTTAGATTTTTATTTTCTTCTTTAAGCAAGTCTAACTGAGCATTGGCTTTCGCCAAACCTAAGATTAGCGAAGCGGTCATTTGAGTTAAATGCTGCTCCTCAGTCATTTAATTTTTACGCTCCTAAAGTTGAAGCAGTAATTAAACCATTTTTAACTGTAATGGTGCCAACGGCAGGAATCGTAATAGTGAAAGTGGCTCCTGACGTTCCATCACTTGCTTTAAAATCTGTTGCTTTAATGATACAAGTTGGAGTATTGCCATTTGTCAATGTAATAAAATCTACATACACCGCGCCGTCAACATCATAAGCCTGCAACCTTCCGGTTGCAGCATCTACAGTATTCGTTCGTAAAGCTGAAGATTGCATAACAAAATTTGCTGCTTCAATGTCTTTCCAAGTCGAGCCATCTTTAACTTCAACGCCCGCGCCAATAAGTCTAACTTTACGTAATGTTCCCGTAGAGCCTTTTTGTGTTCCAATTTCAGCTACACTATCGTTCCATTGTTGAATAATTTTCTCATAAATTGCCGCACCAGCAACATATTTAGTTATAGCTGGATTATAATGATTTATCGCACCATTTGCATCAATATTAAAAACACCTGGAGCGTCAAACCATAAAAAATATGGATATGTAGCTTTAGCTAAACAATCAGCTGCAAATATTTCACGTAAATTTGTAATAATAGCACCATCTAAATCCCATGGTTCAATATGAATTCCATGTAAATTAGTTACTTTTAAATTTGCATCAATAAAACAATATAAATCTATACCCTTTATGTTAATTACTTCATCATTAATATTTGAATCATACCTATCAATATCTAAAGCTAATCCTATTATTGTATTTGTAAGACCCGTTCCATCATTTTTTACTGTAATTTGACTTCCAATCAATCTATCTACTAAATTATTAGCAGTATTTTCAACAGTTACAGCATTTCCAATTAATCTACTTATATTTCCTACAGAAGTGTCAAGACTTTTTACAGTAGTACCTAAACCAACAAATTTTGTAGAAGAATAATCTATTGCATTATCAGTATTTAAATATAATAGAATATTCTCAGCACAAATAAAATCAGATAAAGATACTTGATTTGTAATAATTTCCTTAATATTTATGATTTGAAAAGAAGAAATACTTCCAAAAATATCATTACCATCAATAGTAGCGTCTTTGCCTACGGCAATATGCTCTGCGAGATTAACGCTATTATCACTTTGATTAAATAATTCTATTAAATTCACTTTAACCTAGCTTTGCTAAGCATTTATCAATATATTCTTGGTCACGTTTAAATTTCTTATTTTCTTCAACTGTAGGTTTATAAAATTCCTTAAACTTTTCTATAGTTTCATATTCAATAGGTTCAGGATTTAATAAATGACCGCATCGTACATCCGTCCGACAAAAAATAGATGGGACGGGAGTCAGATCACGAATTTTCATGCAGAAATAAACATCTTCAGTATTAGTACGTCCAGTAACAAAATACGGTTCGGGCAGATCAAATAATATTTCAGTACGTATCAAACAACATGAAAAGCCTACGGCAGCACATGGCACTAATAATTCTAAATTTCCATCTTCTCCTTTTGGGAGGTCGTTATAATATGTTAAATCTCGTTTAGTAGTTTCATCTAACCACTTAAATAACATACAATTAAATGGATAGCCTCTAATAATTACTAAACCAGAGCAGATGTCTTTCTTTGCATCAAGCAATTTAAGCAATGCATCTCGTGGAATCAAGACGTCGTCATCTATGAACATTAAATATTCACATTCATATTGCATGGCCAGCTTCGCCGCCATATTTCTTGCATTGTCGATTGTAGATCGGTGTGGAGTATAGAATATAAATTCAATGTCCGGTCGCTGCTTCGCAGTGTAAACAAAATATTCCACATGATTCGCATAGACGAATGAAGATACAGAAGTAAGTGTATTGACTAAAGTCATTACTCTCATATTTTTACGAAGTAAAAAATAAGCATACTGCTCTCTGACTTCACGTTACTGAAAGGAGGAAGCTAAAATGATCTTACAAGTATCTTCATCGCACTAATTGAAGCAGTTGCGCTAGCATCTGTAATTAAACCGCCAGCTAAAGATGACGCCTGCGTCGTTGCAGAAGCATAAGCAGAACCTAAAACAATCGGCCACAATCCAGAAACAGAAAGTGCAGCACCCGCCGCTAATCTTGAAACAGCTTGATCTGCCGCAATACTTCCTGCCGCGCCACCTGTTCCAGTACATAAACCTAACCAATCTCCTAAAACTCCTGCGGGATAACTCGCCCAAACTGCCGCCGAATCGCTTCTTGTCGCAGTACGAACTCGCGCATAATCAAAATATCCAAAAACTTGTGCTTCACCAAAAGATCCAGCAGCAATATCAGAAGTTGCAAAACCAAAAAAGAAACCATTCTTTGCAGCCGCAAAATTGTTAACAGAAACGACAGCTAAACCATCATCCGTAGCATTTGCCGCTAAAGCGACAGGAGCGCCGCCTTTGATTGTAATGGTATCAGCATTTTTAATTGTGACTATTCCTACATCTTTTTTTGAGCCTGAATACTTGAATCTCATCTCTTTCTCCTTTTAGGTTTGTCTTCCTTAAAAGTCGAAACTTTTAGTTTCGAGCTAAATTTGTCTTTTTAGCCGAGTCTCCGAAGGAGAAAATCTTCAGCGTAGTCATGTTTCAACGCCAAACGCTTTATTGACTGATGCGGCACGCCGCCGAATAAATTTCGGAATTTTCTCCTTCGGAGAAACCTAATTATGTTAATGTTCTTGCTATTTTTCCAAATACCCCTAACTTACGCCGGTTATTGCAGGAGATATTTCCCATCCAAGCCGCATGTCCGACTCGTGAGTCCTGATTTATTGGTTTTGCAAACTTCTTACCATTTTCGTCAGTTAGCATCTCAAAATCAGATGATTCTTCATAACGCATTTTAAAGAACTTTGTATTAATCAAATACATTGTTCCATGCGTAGCCGTGCTAGTCAAATTTCCATAAGCATCAGGTATTTTCTCATCTAAAACGAGAAGTGAATTGTTTGCACCAAAAGGAATCTTTATATTTGTGAATGGAAAATCCATAGCAGAGCTAGTTTGCCTGTACCTTTGGTACAGTGCAAACGATGCCAATTCGTAAGTTATTTGATCACAAATACAAAGGTCCGGCGGCCCACCGGTGCCTAATGCACAACTATTGTAAATGTTCATCCATTCTTTGAGAAAACCATCATAAGTCGTAGCGGCAGATTCTTTTTGTCTATTCCGCCACCATGTAGACGTAGATTGATTAATGTTTCCAATCAAAGCTGACGCCGTAGGATCGTACGCAATCATTTTAGCTATTGGATCAATAGAAGATGAACCATTAGCTAAATTAACTTTTGGCGTAGCCAAAGCGCCGTCGCCAGAACCTTGCATGAAATGAGTCGCAAATCCTTCTTGAAAACCCATTTCCATTTGTTTCATCTTGGTTTTTACCAAGTCTAGTATTCTCTGCTTGTTTTGTTTCAATTCTTTCATCGAATAAGAAACAGGAACAGCAAGTTGACGCCACAAATAAATAGCTTCCGTGACGCCGTCTGTCGTTGCGGTAGAAAGTTCATCATAACCATCATAGCTTTCCATCGGAGAAAGTGCGTACATTAAAGGTTCCCGTATATCAGTACCGCCAGGGGCGGATTCGTACATATCTGACTTAATCAATTTATTGAAAAAAGCATTAGATGTTCCAATATTATCAGTAAGTTCCTTACGATACAAAGCTAAAGACTGAGAAAACAAAGCATCAAAGTATATCGCAATATCGGACGGCGCGGCGGTATCGCCAAACGTAATAGTGGCGAATAAAAAACATGGGCGCCCGTGAATATAGTAAAGAATGATCCCAACTAATGCTGGAATCCACGAAATAGAACTTTTTATAGCTCTATTTCGCAGAACTTTTAACTCTTGTTTGGTTTTCATTTTAGACTCTCTTCAATCATCCGTGAGGCTTCACGGATGGCATCATCTAAGTTTTTGACTTGAGTTGACTTCTTCGCTTCGCTCGAAGTAACCCGACCTGAACTTAAAAGTGCATTGACATCGCGAGCGTTCTTTTCGCGTCGCGAATCTTGGTCAGACGAAGCTGAAGTCTTTTTTATTAAATTTACGTTTTTATTCGCCGCAGCGGTCATAATGAGAGTCTTAAAAAATTTCTCAGGAGTAGAATTTTTTCCCGGTATTAATTCTTGCTCACTTAAAATTCTATCCGCTTCGCGTAAAACAGCATCAGAAACTTCTCGGTATTCACTAATTACTTTTTGCTGCGCAGCAGCAATCTTTTCTTTTAAATTTTCGTCTTTTTGAGCCGCAATTTCGGACTCGACTTTCGAGACTCGTTCGTTCGTGACTTTCGTCACGACATCTTCTAAAACGTCAGAAAGTTTCTCGGAGAGAAATTCATAGTCTTTGCCTAATTTCTCTTTAACAATATCTTTAATCGTTTTAGTTGTAGCTTTTTCTTCTTGCTTAGTAGATTCTGGCGTCAAGCCCGCAGCCCGGACCATCATAGTTAAAGTTTCTTTAGCCGTCAGAGGATTCTTTAAGAGCTTAAAGAGATTCTTAGCATTCTTAATCTCCTCATCGGAAAGTTCTTCTTTTTCTTCAACTTCTTTTTCGACTTCGTCGTCTTTTTTCTCTTCTTTTTCGTCGCCTTCCGGCGACTTTTCTATTTCCTTTTCTATTTCTTCAGAAGCTTTTTCAATCTTAGAATCGAGGCCCGTCGTGTCCGAATTTTTTTCTTCAGCCATAATTTTCTCACTTTCTTAACTAAGCTAAACGAAGTTAACCAAGAAACGAAAATCATTCTTTAGGTTTAAATGGTAATATATTAGTTTTTTCTTTCATTGGACCATACCATTTAGGAGGCTCTGAAGAGGATGGCGGAAATAAAGATTCTACTGAAAATGACTGATTACCGACAGTTATTCTAGGCTCTATATTAGTAAGATTAGATATATTTTTATATATTTTGCCTAATTCTAAAAGATTAGAATCTGTAATATCATGTATCTTAGTCCAATTTCGTCCCATAAAGATATCGTTCATTATCTTTGCTCTAGCTATATTTCCAGTAATATCTGATCCGCCGTAACCTTTTAATTCCAATAATTTATTCATAGCTTCTGAAATATCAAAATGTGCGGCTGTTGTACCTATTTTATTAAATGGAACAATTCCACTGAAAGCCTGCATTCCAGAAGAAGCTAATGCTTCATAAGCTCTTCTTTTTTCTTCAGAATTTTTGGAATAAGGATTTGGAAGATCACCAGAAATCCAATTAGGACCAATAATAGAACTTAAAGTATTACGAATATTATTAAGTAAATTAGTTTGAGTGGAACTAAATCCTTCTGGCATAATTATTTATTCTTAAATGCGCTGAATACCTTATTTCGCAATTTGCTTCGCAAATTTCCCCTGTCGGCTTCATGTTTCCGCTGCGCGGCGGCCCCTGCTTTTGTCTCCTTCGAACCTTTCATGTAACCCTTTGCATTCATTATTTTATACGGAATATCTGAATTAGCGCCGTAACGAGCTTTAAGTTTCTTCTCTAAGAATTCGGGCATGATTTTTTCTCCTTTGGGCCTACTTTAATTAAACAAACATTATCAATCAGAGCCTCACTTTTATTTAGAATTTCTATGTCAGGAAATAAAGCTAAAAGTTTAGTAATATATCTATCGGCTTTGCCAGGTTCGACGAAATCAGATTCGACTAAGAAACTAACAACTTTGTTATATTTAGTAACGTGACGTCCAATTAAATGAATTCGTTCGTCTTCACTAAGGCTAGTTAAATCTTGATAAAATGGTTGCTTCATATTAATCTATTTTATTTAACCATGCAAATTCACCAAAATATTTCACGGCGGCGTCATTGTAGGCTTTAGCGGCTAATTTAATATCATGAAATGTACCTAAATGAATATGTTGTCTATTAACTTTTATTTGAGCATACCATTTTTTACTCTTCTTATGCCAAGTTACACCCTTGTAACCACTTGTATTATTTATATAATAAGGTTGATTTGCTAAATTTTGTTGCCTTGTTGCAATTCTAAGATTATTTTTTTGATTATTTAAATAATTTCGATCTCGATGGTCTATATCTAATGGTCCATTATAATTTAAAATATATCTTCCTAAAGACGTAGTTATTCCATTAATATCGGATGTAATTATTGCGCTTCCACTATCATTAGTTACTTTGTGCCAAGAATGGTTTAAACATCTTTCTTTATCTTCGTCATTAATTAAAATTTTCTCAAATGAATTAGTTAAATATAAATAAGCCATTCCTAGGCATTCCCAGAAAGTTGTTGCAATAATTGTGAGCGTATTTGGTCTTCTGAATTAGGTAAAGCTCGTGTAAATGCCCCTTCTGCTCGACCATTAGTTTTTTGTTGAGTTTGCTGATTATTTAATCCTCCAGGCATTGCTGTTTGAAGTAGAGATGGATTCTGCATTTGCGAGGCTTTCTCCATTTGGGTAAGTAAAGCAGCCCGTTGAAATTCTTGAATAATACGTTCATTACGATAACCAATTTTAAATGCGCATTCACGTATAAGTAATGGAGATAGAGAAATCATCGGAAAATTAGTCAAAAGTGTTAAGAATTTAATAAATATCTGTTCTTGTTCAGCTTGCTGGGCCGGCGTCGCATTTATTACGTCGATAGTGACATCGAAATCGTAGCCATCCTCAACATCCGATGACGTGATATATTTAAATATCGGTAAATTTACTTGAAGTTCTTGTAAAATAGATTGTTCATCACCAGGATCTTTAGTAAACTTAATCCAAATGCCTTCGGACAGGCGTTCGCCTGCCAGAAGCAGAGCTTCTCTACCTGCGGCAGAAATAAATTTTAAGAAATCTATTTGTTCAATACTTTGTCGTATTTCTTCGACTTGAGCCAGTTTGTTAACTGCGGTAGCAGTTTGGCGATCGCTGGCGCGGCCCCGCGCGACAACATTGCCAGCGACAATATCAAAGTCATCTTTTGCGGTAATTAATCCATGCTCAATACTAATCCCAATTTCAGGATTGTTAATGGCACGAATTGCAGGGCCATTAACAGCGGGATTTTTTGTCTCAATTATCTCGCCGTCTATTTCATTCTTAAACTTCTCTAATTCATCTGGAACTATGGAGCCTTTTGTATACTCGAACTTTCGAGTAAAGCGACGACGGTAACGTCGCATTTGTTCACGCGACTCATTTATTTCGTCTTGTGGACTTAACCATTGAAAGACCGGCGGTATTGGATACCAACCTTCTAGGCGCAAATCAAAACGATGCGTTGCAAACGGAAGCCGCTCAAAAGGCGCCTCATAGATTTCTTCGAAATTCTCGTCTTCTAATAGAAGAAGAAATTTATTAGAAATATTGTCATATATTTTCCAAACTTTACAAACTTCGCCGCTCGCTAACGCTCGCGCTACATCGGGAGATAAATCTCGGTCTTTATTGAAATAAATATCCCCAGTCGCCGTGTCGGCGGGATAATATTTGCTACGCAAGTTTTTGGGGAAGTCTATATCTTTAGTATTTTCTAAAACACTTCTATACATGTATTCATAATAGCCACACCAAGAGCAATGTTTTAACTTATTTGAATCTGATGTCGAAACTCTAAATCGCTTCGCGGAAATATGTTTAAAGTAAATTTGTTCAGATATAGGAATTGGAATTGGTTTTTTAATAACTTCGTCATTGTCAGGAGACACTGACGAGTCTTCATGCGAAGCCATGAGCGGCGGCTTTGCCGACGGATTTAACCACTCCGCGCTATAACCAATTTCAAGAATACCAAATCTAAAAAATGAATCTAACGCAGCAAGTTTTATATCTTCATTAACATCCGTAGATGGATTTTGTGTAATAGTATTTAAAACATCTTGTTTTAAAAGTGCGCTACGCATCGCAAACTCTTGGTTCCAGTCCGACCGTCCCGGTCGGGGGGAAACTAGGAACTGTAAGTTTTGAATAATGATATTGGCGAGTTTAGCTTTGATTGAAGAATATACGACATTTAAAGTGTAAGGTCTATAAAAGTCGCTGCGCGAAAGATTACCCAAAGCGGCCCATTGAAAACCTTCATAATAGTCTTGAAGTCGCTTACATTTAAATCGCGTAGACCAAGCATCGTAATACTTATTTGCGTTAGCGATTTTTATAGTCCAAGGGCTAATAATCACTGCGTGATTTCCTTATAAAATTTAGTAGATTTAAGCATGCTTGTAAAACTGCGTTTTGGTGGAACCCTAACGGGTTCAATCAAAGATGAATTGTGCTGTGCGACATAATACCGTACGCAATCATACGCATGATCTGTAACGTTTTTATTTCGTGCATCGCTATAAATAGTTCGTCCATTTTCAGAACTCAAAACTTCACGCCGCTGGCTTTGAACCTGAATTATGGTATTCTTACATCCATAGGGCCACAAATTTGCATCAAATTTAATAAAATAAAGCGCTGGCGCCGGACTAATTTTAGTAATTGGATGTACGAATTTCTGTGAAATGCGAAGCAATTCATTTATTCTATTGCGAGTCGCAAATTCATTATTGTCAGCGGGCGCCCAAAATACGGGCGGAGCATCAATATCGTCATCACTATATTCTTTAGCAACGGACCAAAATCCACCGTATTTTTGTAAAGTTTGTTTAAAAATCGCCGGGTCAGCGTAGTCCGAAAATTCTTCGAATTTTCGGCTATTAGTTAATGAGATGAAATAATTTGTAAGATCATTAATGTTGCGGCGATGCGTCGAAATGACTTCGTTTGCTATATAATATTCTGCGAATATTACGTGAATGTTGTTAATGGCGGTGACAAATAAACAACACGTAGGTGCTGACTCGCCATGATCCAGCACTCTAAAGAGTGCTGCCTTATTAAGTAGATTCTTAATAAAATCTAAATCTGGACTTAATATGGAATCCGGCAGGATTCTATGAATTTGACTCGAAGAGACGCCCCACTTTCCGTAATAATACTTATTAACCCATTCCTCGTCACGATCTTTAGCGTTGACAATAGTTAAAGGATCATTTAAACTTTCGTCAGTAGCCCTTTCGATATAAAAATGATTATTTTTTCTTTCGATAGAAAGAGGATGATAGCGTTTATAGATCCATGAAAATTCTGATTCCGGGTTACAAAGTATGTCCATAAAATTTGGAACCCGATCTCCGCCGTAGTCATTACATGGCCACCTTTTTCCAGTGCGTTGGAAAAAAGCATCTTTAAGTTTCTGCGGAACCATTGCTTTATCCCACCGTCCGACACGAAAATCGAGAACTAAATATATGGCTTCTTCAATTTCTTCTACTTGATCTATTAAAGCGGAATTAATTTCAAGGCCGCGCAGAGACTTTTCATCGAAAGCATCAAGATGAAGCCACATACAAACGGAGCCATTTTTTAATACTGTAATGCCTTCCTGATCACTATGACGTTCGATAAACGACGGCGGACATATCTTAAAATAAGTCTTTTGTGTTGTTGAACGTAAATCTTTATAAGTTTGACGTGCAAATAAACTTACATAACCTGGATAAGTTATTTGCATTAAAAATTGCCGTTGACAGCCTGAGAAAGTTTTACCGTTACCAAAACCGCCCGAAAAACAGGAATTTCGAGCCGTAGAATAGAAGAATTTCTTTTGTTCGATGTTACGAAATTCAAAATTAATATTCATAACGAAACTATTTTATAGTAGACTGGGGTAAACGATTTGCCTTGTCCAGTACTGACCAAATTAGTCCTATTAAAGCCATTGCCGCGCCTAATATTTCATTAAACTGTGCGGCAGTCAGAAGTCCTTTAACAATTAAACCTCCACCAAATGAAGTAAGGAAATGACGGATTACTCCCATAATAATGTCTTTCATAATCTTATTTTTAATTCCTCCAAAAATCAAAATTAAGCCTCATTTAAGAAAGTATTTCGTACGAAACTATTTCGCTCCGCGCTAATTCCGTGACGATCACATTCGGCGGCCGCCGCCATCCAATCTTTGCGTTGCAAAGCTTTAGTAAACTTTGGAAATTTCATAATTAAACCCGTCACACCTAGATTAAACGTCATATCTAGCAGTGCCAACTTAATGTTGTCACTAAAGCTATCAAAATCAGCGAAATAGGTCTTAGTGTAATGAAGTTTTTCAAGATATTTAACTATAAATAACTTAACAATATCCTCTTCTGATAAGAAGAGGTTAGTTAATAAATCGTAATACGAAGTATCCTGACCCGAAATAGATTGACTTACAATAATAAAATCGTTGCGAATTGAATCGCGCTCCGCGGGAAGTTTACTATCTTTATATAAAAAATCAAGTTGAAGCGCTTCATGAATTGTCGCTACGCGACAACCTATACCAATGGTTACTAGACCCGAAGGGTCTAAGTAAAAATGCGGTACTTTACCTTCATATTTCACAAAATGATCTAAAACGTTCTGAGTTAAAAGATTCAATTTACTTCGTAAATTCCTAACTATATTATATTACGCCGCTTCTCGTCCATCACGTATTTTCTTATATGAAGCTAAAAGTCTTATCGCATTATCAACGGCGCTACCGTCCCGAACTTCGTCTGACCAATTTTTCATAAACCAATTCGAGAGCCTACGGCTTTCGTCTTTATATATTTTGCTGTTATTTAATATTTGAATTGTATTATCTATAACAAGTTCACCTTCGGTGATTTCATCACCGAAATTACTACGTAAGAAATCTGCTAATCTTCGAATCTCAGATTCAAAGTTTCGTTCCATTTTTAGTTTCCTGCGAAAAATCTGTTTGTTTTAGAAATCTATAGCGAGGAGTGTGATTATCATAAATCATAATAACTGGAAATTGAGTTTCATTTAAAGACGTAAGCCAACGCTGTACCGTTTTTTCAGAAATTTCAAATCGCTGCGCGAGTTCATGTCTAGTAACTCCATATTTAGATTCGTTAAGAATTTTTATAAATTCAAAGGCGCGGTGAATTACGGAGTTTCGTCCATTCATTTTTTCGCCTCCGGCGAAAACTATTTGTGAGCATCTAAATAATGCCAGTGACCTTCGGTCACTCCTAACGGATCATAAGTAGCTGTTTTCATATCAAAATCAACGCCATCCGCCGTAAAGACAACTAGCGTCATCGACAAATCTGTAGTTTTCATATCTTTTGTGATAATTGCTGCTAAACAATTATCTTTTACTTTATAATGAACTAGACGGCCGACGAAGCTCACTTCGTGAACTCCAAATTCACTTCGTGAATTTCAAATTAAGCTGTGCTGTGCTAAGCGAAGCTTAGATATGAACTCCTAACTCATTTTCACGAATCTTTTCTTGTTCGTCTAAATCAACTATAAATGAGTAGACTCCGCAAAATTTATAATCCATCACGGCGCAATGCTGCTTCGCACGTTCTATTGCATTGTGTAAATTTCCCTTGTTCATAAAGACTTTAGACATCGGAGGGCGGTTTCCTTGACGGAAATAAAGAATAAAAGCGTTATGGCCTTTAAAGATTTCATCTAAAATCGACTTCGCTTCGCGAACTTCAGATTTAATTTCAACTGTAGACATAACTTACCCCGTAAATTTAGCTAAACGACACTAAACGACATGACACGAAGTGACACGAAGTGACACGAAATTAATGCTCTCCACCGCCCCCTTCGGGGGCGCGGCTAAAATTTCTACTAAATACATTCATAATTACCACAAATTATTACTCTTCGCCGCCTTCGGCGGAATTTAACTTATCTATGTTGTGCTGTGCTGTGCTAAACGATGCTGCGCTACGCGGTAAAAGTAAATCAAAGAGCCCGACTTCGTCGGTCCCATTTTTATCTATTATATTAATCGTTATTGACTTATTATCATTTACAATTTTGGCGTCTTCGCCAAAATTAAAGCCACTTATTTTTAAACTCAGCTCCGCTGCGCGTAAACGCACAGATTCATTTTCGGCATAGATCATTAAATTACGAATCTGCTGCGCGGCGTCTTCCGGCGTTAGGATACTTCGCACTTCATCAGATGAATCTTTGTTTTTTATCCCGGCGGCGGCCAGCGCGGCGTCTAAATTAGCATCAAAGTTGCTCACTTCGTTCGCATCTTTCATTATTTTGTATTAACGAATTTTCTTGTCTTGACCGCGAGACGCCTTTGGCGTCCGCGGTATTGAACGAAATGATTTTAATTCAAGCTTAATTTAAGTTAATCGTTACGGAAACTCTTCACCGCCCGCCCTTCGGGCGGCGGGCATAAATTAATTACTATGGAAACTAAGATAAAACTAAATTGAAACTAAGTTAAAACTAAGTTAAAATTATTCGCCGCCTACGGCGGTCTTAAGTGAAGTTGAAACTATTCGCTCCCCCGCCTTCGGCGGGACGGAAATTTAATTAAATCAATTATTTTTATTCTAACTACTGTTAAAAGAATTGTAATTCCCACTAAAATAATTAAAACTCTAATTATTGTTTCAATAGCTTCCATTTCACGACACTAAATTCGGCCATTGGCCGAAGGCGAAACTAGTCGCCGCCTGCGGCGGCGCATTTTGAACTTTCTATTAATGGCACTATGGTGAATCCAGCTAAATAAAGAAGCTCTGGAATCTTCTTAATCATTAATTTGTAAAACTCTTGACTTTGCAGATTCAATTCGTTATATGATTTACTCACATCAATTATTGGAGCATAATCTTTATCGTTTTGAACTTTTTTATCGACCCAAAAGATATGGGCCGCCGCGGCGAGTCTCTCTACGAGAGCTTCATTTTCGAGCCAGTTTATGTTTTCTTTGTTCATATTGCTTCGCACCTCGCCTATGGCGTCTTGTAATAGCTTTAATGGAGAGTTAGCTATGCGTTTTTGCGCTTCTTCAATGCTCATTTCATTCGCACCTTTTATCATCGCTGTTTGACACACTACGACGCGGCACCCGTAGGGTGGCACGAAGGTGGCGGCACTGTCAATAGATTTTTATCTTAAGCTATTTCAATACTTTAGGCCAGAGTTCGGACGCGAAGCGGGCAAATTTTCGCGTGACCGTATTTGGTGCAATTTGCTTCGCAAATTCTTTTATGTATAAATATTTGTAAGTATAAATGTATGAGTTTTATGTATGTAAGAATTACTGGTAACTAGGAATTTGGTTTTAGCTTTAAAAGCGGGGATTCCCTTCCAGCTAAAGCTGGAACTAAAGTTTAAACTAAAGTTTTAAAACTAAATATCTTTATGGTGCTATAGACAGAAGTTTATATAAGACTAGAATAGGGTCAGGAGGTTAGATATGAACCTGGACATTGGTGACGTGCTCGTGATCTTGACTTGCTTCGCTGCGATCTTAATTGATGCGGCAATCTTGAGACTCTTTTTCAATTAGGAGAAAAAACAATGAAAAATAAAGTACCGGAACGTATCAGAAATATTGAACGTATGCTATATGTGAAAGCAATTCGACTCGCTAATGAAGAACCTACTGAGATACGAGAAATTAATGAGCTACATCAAAAACTAGTAGCTTGGATGAATGGAGAGGAAAAACAATGAAAAACGAAAATGAAGCGATCGAAAAAATTGACAATCTAATTGAAGGTTTGACAGCACTTAAAGAATTTTTGAGTGAGGAACCCGAATTGAATCTCTGTCCTTACTCGATTCACTATACTCTATACGCCAGTGACAAAGACGAATTTTCACGACTCGCTGCCACTTTAGTCGGCGGAGCCGGAAGCATCGAAAAGAAGTATGACAATTATTCATGTAGCGTCACGCGCAAATTTTCTGAACACGTTGAGGTAAGTGTAAACATCGAGCGTGAGCAAGTTTGTGAAAAGATCGTAGTCGGCAAAAAAATCGTGCCGTCCTATTACTCGCCAGAACACGAAGAGGAGGTCGTAGAATGGAAGTGCAAGTAAAATCTTTTGATTAATCTTTAGACCGCGCCAGAATGCCCAGGACGCGGTCTTTCTTTGTCTAACGACAACTTTCTTCAGGTTCAAATTAAACATCGCTATAAAACAAAAAGGCCGCACCATGGATTAACACGATGCGGCCCTAAACTTTGTTTTACGAACTATTCTTCAGTTTCCTCTTCATCGCCGCCAGATGGCAGGTTTTTAATTAACTCAACCATCGGCGGAATGTTTTTGATTGCGGCAAAGATTGAATCCGTCTGAGCATTATATTCTGTCTTCCAGCCTTCGTCGCCTTTGTTCTTTTTGACCATGCTACGATACGGCTCCGCATTGCGCCAACCTTTAATGAAGTCGAGGACCGCTTTCTTACTAACGCCCGCAGGACGGTTCGCAATAATCGTACGGTGTTCCAAAACTTCATTCAATGCTTCGACAAGCACTTTCTCATCGTTGCCAAGGCGTTTAATGGCCTCTTCGCTTGTCGCTGCGGGCTGAAACTTAAACGTCTTTGTCTCTTCTTTGATGCTGAAGCTATCAACGTCAAAGATCTTGAATTTCTTCGTAATTTCCTTCTCAGGAAGTCCGGTAGACTGCGCGGGAGCAGGACTACTCATATTTTTCCCCTTTCGTGAATTTTGAACCATGACCATACTGTCGATTATACATATATAATGATGCGCGTCAAGAGGACTTTAGTGCCACTTCGTGTCAACTACTTTGTCCTACTGACACATAGCTGGTACATCAAACGGTACCTTCGGCATCGCGCAAATCATCATCAAATTGCGCGATCTTTATGGATGGACAAAAAAAATGAGTATCGTACGAAACAAAACGTTTTGGTACATCAAATGTTACTTATAACATTGCGGTCTTTAATCTTCGTAATGAAATACGAATGGGCCTAAAAGCTTTTTCATTTTCATATATTCACAATTATCAAAGTTACAATTCTTCGTTACATGGTCCGTAATATGAAACATTTTAGCCTGCTTAAAACAGTACGTAATCTTTACAGTAGCACGAGTTCTCAATGCTTTATGTGTTTCATAGCAAATTGGACAAATAAACATCGTTGCGTTGTAAAAACCGCGTGTGTATTTATTGCGAATGCGTGGACGGCGTAAAATTGACATTTTTTATCCTCAATTCAAAAAAAAATCATAGTTTAGACGCAAAAAACACTGAATTTCGTAGTGCTAACACCGCCAAAAAACGACCATGGGGGTACGGGCCAAACTCAGTTTGGACCCCTTTCATACCCCCTATACCACTGATTCAGCGCGCTGTCAAGTAAAATAAAGCCTTTAAAATCATTGAATTACGTAATTTTAATGATAAAGATACCCCGTAGAAAAAAACTACCCCCCCCCTCGTCATTTGAGCCCTATTTGAGAGTGGTCTAGTGTTTTCAATGGTTTAGATAATTTTATATATATTTTAGTTTATATATAATAGAAAACTGAAAACTAACTTATTGAAAACAAAGGACCGCCAAAAAATAACTACGCGAGAAATGAACGAGCGGCGGCCGCGCAGCGGACGATGGTCCGCTCTAAGTCCTGTCGAATCAAGGTCCGGCAGGAGCCCTAAGCAGGGGGAGAGGGGGGGTAGTTTTTTTCAACAAACCTACTTTAGTGCCATTTCGTTCTAAGTCACTGATTCTAAATGAAATTTAGGACTTGACAGCACACTCAATCAGTGCTCTAATGCTCCCATGCCAGTCCTCTACACAGTGCGCTCCGTACCCATGCCTCCGGCAGCCTGGACTGCGGTCCCCGCCGAGCGAGTATTGAGCGCAAAACTGGCATTTTCTTACAGAACATTTAAACAAAAAGATTGTGACAAAAACCTTTTCGTGAGAGAGGAAAGTAACAAATCACAATGCCGCCTCTCAGTGGAAAGCGACGCGCCAGTCAACATTGTTGACGTAATGGTGAGCCGCGAATCTGTAAGAAAAACAAGAGGTCATTAATGGAACATTACCAAGAATGCTATTATTGCAAAACTAAAATTCTCCACTGCGAGCATAGCGAGCAGTGCGACGAACCAAATAACAGTGTATGCGATAATAACGAATGTAAGCTACGCGCAAGCGTAGATTACTGGAAACTAAAATTTGAAGACGCCACGACTACTATTGAGCAAAAAAACCAGCTTTTAGGAATGTTTCGTATCTTTTTGCTTAGTCCACATCAGATGGATAAATTAGTAAGTGACCGTACATTCAATATCGTTACTACAGCTAAAGAGTTTTGCATCGCCCGCCGTCCTTATTGGGACCAAAGCTCTCCCGAAACCCTACTAGTCTTTATTACAATTTGTCAGAAGATCATGGAAGAAATGTCAGACATTTGTAATAAAAAGATTAGCAAAAATCAAATTAAGAAAGAACTAATTGAGAAAACGCGGGAGCGAATAAGAAAGTTTGAAACTGCGCAGCAGACTGCGAAGCAGAATGGTAAAATGTTAACTCCATTTCAGAAAATAGTAGCAAAATTACAAAAATCAATGAAATGTAGCTATGAGGACGCTGTAATATATGCAAAACAAACAGGAGTAAAAGAATGAAACTAAATACGATAAAACATGGCGATGCTTAGAATGTGAAGAAGAATTTATTTTTAATACTATGCCAAATAATTGTCCTGAGTGTGGAACAGAAATACTTAAATTGGAACAACCAAGTGAAAACTAGAAGATATAAATTTCAAGAATCAAGATTTGAGTATTTTGTTTTCTTTCTCATTGTAAGCACTATTTACATTAATGAGCTTCTCACGAGGTGAAATATGGAACAATTAACCGATAAAGAATTAAAATTCATTGGATTTCATTTAGCTTGCCGCCTTGAAGATTATGAGAATGTCTTAAAAAAACGTAAGGCTTTTCATGGCGCTGCTCTAAGACAATTTCAGACACTCGAGAAAATAGTTTATACTAAGCTAATTCCTGAAGTGTGGTCCGGCCCTAAACCTGATTATTGGAATCTACCAGATTACGGAATTTAATTATGGCAATCCTGCATCAAATCTGCCCTACGTGCAGTAAACCTGTTAGTATCCAAAGTCAATTTGCCGTAGGCGAAAAAGACATTTTTGTTTATAGTTGTGGACACTTGGAATTTAAGCTTCGCATTACAGTACAATGCGAACCACAAAAACAAGAAATTAAAGACACTGTTCATGAATCTTTCTTGTCGTTTGACAAAACGAAGAAAGCATATGACTATCAGCAAGACGGTGTAGTTTTTGTAGAAAAAACAGGGCTGAAAGCACTGATTGCTGACGCTATGGGCACTGGAAAAACAATCCAAGCCTCGATCGTTCTAAAACGATCGAAACAATTAGTTTTTCCAACTTTAGTAGTTGTAAAACCAACGACAACTTTCCAATGGGCGCGCGAACTTCACGACTGGGCACTAACACAAGATGACAACGGTGTATTTTCCATCATGGCAATAACAGATAGAAAACACATCTTACCCGGTTTTAAATTATACATCATAAGTATGGACTTCTTATCAAGGAAGGGCGTGAAAGAAGCTTTAAATAAGTTAAATTTAAAAGCTATCGTAATAGATGAAGTCCAACATTTTAAAGATCCGAGTGCTTTACGCACACGAGCGTTACTTGAATTAATAAGTGAAAGCAAAATTGAATATAGAATCGCGCTTAGCGGTACGCCGATTAAGAACCGCGCCGATGAATACTTCACGATTTTAAACCTCTTAGACCCTGGAAGATTTTATTCTCGCGACGCGTTTCGTCGCACATGGTTAATTCAAAACGAAAAAGACCAATACACACGAATTAATCCAGTCTACTTAAATAAGTTCCATGAAATAACTAGCAACTACATTATCCGTCGTGAGAAGCATGAAGTTTTAACCAATTTGCCAGCATTAACTCGTGACTTTCAATTAATTGAAATTGATGATCCTATCATCAAAAAGAGCTATAATTCAACTCTTGACTTGTTTCGTAACTTTCTACGTGAAAATGGAAAAGCAGTAAAATCAAACGACATTTTAGGTTGGTTGGCACAGTTAAGAGCTATCACGGGCGTTGCTAAGATTAAATTTGCGATAGAGTGGACAGAGGATTTTTTAGAAAGCACTGACGAAAGTTTGGCTATCGGCATTCATCATCACTCCGTGCGAGATACATTATACCAAGCTTTCGCTGCGCGAAATCTTAATCCGCTTAAACTAAGCGGTGAAGACTCTACGGTCCGTAAGGACCGAATAGTTAATGATTTTAATAATCAAAAGTCACGTCTTTTAGTAATAAACGCGCTAGCGGGCGGTGTCGGTTTAAACCTTCAAAGTTGTGCCAATGCATTAGTATTAGAACGACAATGGAGTAGTGCCGACGAAGAACAATTCGAGAGCCGCTTCCATCGTGACGGCCAACAACATGCAGTGACTATTACATATCCAATAGCAGTAAACACAATAGATGAATTTTTTCATCAAAAAGTCTATGAAAAGCGAAATATTTTAGGTGAATTAGGTATTGGCGCCGTAGGCGATAGCGAGCAGAGCCTAGAATTTTTGAAAGAGTTTGCAGAAACCGTCCTATCTAAACATCTTTAGGAAATTATGAGTAATTTAATTAAACGTCATACAGAAAGTAACAAATTAAATCTAAAAGAAAAGCTAAATTTATCGCGTAGCGGTAAATGCTTGTTAGTCGACACATCAGGATCAATGTATGAAACGACGGAAATCGGCAAAGCTAAATACGTAATAGTTAACGAAATACTAAGCAAATTAGAACTAAATAGAATTAAACTCTTTGAGTTTAACGATTCGTGTAACGAAGTAACGAATATTGGTCTTCCGACAGGAAGTACCAACTTGTCGGAGGCTTTTAACACGATTAAAAATAAAGGCTGCAGTTACTGTCTTTTAGTAACGGATGGCCGCCCCAATAACGCCGAAACGGCGTTAGAAGCTAGTAAAGGCTTAAAGATAGATATAATATATATTGGGAATCCTCCTGTCCCAGAATTTCTAACAAAACTTGGCACGGTAGTGGACAACAGTTTCAATTTTATCGAATTGAATAAAATTGAAAATGTTAAAGAATTAGAAAATAAAATAAAAGGCTTTATAAGTGAATAAACTAGAACAATTAGAACGCTCGCTAGATGAGCGCCTTAAATTATTTGACCGAATACCAAGTGGCACGAATCTAATTTTAGCTTTCTCGTTAATCGAGAAGATTCTATTAGAGAAATCACGTCTTAATCTTTTCGACGTAGTTGAAAAAGATATAGATAAATTTGATAAACTAAAAAACTTAGCATTAGGGACCAACTTTATACCTGAGCGTAAACTAGCTTTTTCAAAAAGCTTGGAGCTTTTTGAAAAAATCATTAAAAATAATTCAAATGGAACAAAATAATAAAAAGTTCATCCTCACACTCGATGCTTCACAAATCTCAACTTACTTAAATTGTCCTATGGCGTGGAAGTACGCATATATAGAGAATCTCCGCGTAGTCGGTGGCCCATCCGAGTCCATCCGAAAGGGCTCTTTGATTCATACAATTTTAGATTCATATTATTCAATTCGAGCCCAATTTCCAACGCTAAGTAATTATGACGCTGCAGCGATGAGTTTACTTTTTACAAAAAAAGTTAAATTATGTGCCGCGGCAGGCTTAAGCGATGAATTTGAAAAATTCATTGAGAAGCGAATTTACGATTACGTAACTCGTTATAATAATGACGATTTCAGAGTTTTTAAAAATAGCAAGATGGAATCCTCTACCGAGGTGGGATTTAGTAAAATTCTTTTTGAAGACGAAAAGTTTCTATTTATAGTAGAAGGTCGAATAGACCTAATTAGCGAAACTAACCAACATGAAATTTTGTGGGTAGACCACAAAACACAAGAGCGTGTCACGAATCTATATAATTACACGCCGCAGTTTTTAACTTATGCTTGGGCCACTGGCTATAAATATGGCATGATAAATTACTTTGGACTTCAGAAAGAAGTCCAGCGAGATACTTTTAGAAGGCAATTGATTCACTTCCCAACGTTTATGCTTAAAAGATGGGAAGAAAAAATGTTGGATATATTTAATGAAATAGCTTACACAGTGTTAAATAAAAACGAATTTAAATTTAATTGGGACCGCTGTGCGGGCGCATTTAATTCTAATCCATGTGTTTACACACATATAGACGAGCTAGAAAGTGAAACTCTGAAAAAGAATATCAAAGCGTTCAAGTACGAAAAAGTAGCGCCGTGGCACCCCTATTAAATCTATGAACAACATTAAAACTCTCGAAACTTTTACTGATATAATTCATCGATCAAGTTCTTAAAATTATGTCTGAATTACGTCAAATGCAAGAACAACTTCATGGTATTTTAAGTGATGTTATTAGATGCATAGATGAGGAAAATAAGAATGAAACATAATATTTCAAATCAACTAGAGATCACAAGTTATATTCATTGTAAAGAATGTTTAAAAAGTTTACCAGAAAATAAATCTCCACGCGAATATGCACAATTAGATATAGGTTTTACAAAAATTGGTCTTCAAGTTTGGTGCACTCGACATAATTTAAATGTAATGTATATAGATTTTGAAGGCTATAGGCACCCTATAAATTTAAATACAATGGAAAAAGAAAAAGAAGATGGTGCGAAGCAATGATGAATAAGGAAGAAAGTTATTTTCATTTGCATGAATATGAACGCTCAGTATCTAATATCGAGATATATAGATGCTTACATCCTGACTGTTCACATTATGCAAAGCGTGAATTTTTAGTCGGCAAACGTGCAATATGCCATAAGTGTAAAAATCCCTTTTTGCTTATGCAAAAGCAGCTTAAAGCTGGTCAGAAAGTTCGAGGTATTTTGCATCCAACTTGTTCTTTTTGTTCAAAGAACAAAAAGACAGCGAAGCTAACTGAGTTAACGGAGATACTAGAAAAGGAAGTTTTCAGCGAAGCTGAAAGGGAAAAACACAATGTCTGAAATTAATAAGAGTGAACTTGAAGAACTCATTATTGAAGTAGAAACTTTACTTCATTTACTTCAAAGTATTAAAATCAAATTGACTTCTGTCTGTTCATTAGAAGATTTAGACGCATCAATTAAATATACTATTTTAGTAACACGAAGCGATCTTAAATCAGGTAACGGTGTTACGCTTGGAATGATAATTGGACTTATAAATATTTTAAACGTAGATTTATTAACAATGAAAGAATTATATAAAGAGATATAAAACTCTCATTCGGAGACTAAAGAATAAATATGCCAAGCATAAACGATTTTTAGCCGTCCGAACGAATATTT